GTTCAATTAGATATTAAGTTTTAATTAGATGATTATATATACTAAAGATACAGACGGGAACACAATAATTAAGAAATCATGGGTTATAACAAAGAGAAACTATATAAGCAAGCCTTAAAAGTAAGCGAAAAGAAAAACGTTTATTTTATTGAAGATGTAGTAACTCTTTTACCCTGTAGTAAGCAAACTTTCTATGATCACTTCCCTGTTGACTCAGACGAATTTGACACTATAAAAGCTAATATAGAAGCTAACAAGGTTAGTACTAAGCTACAGTTAAGAACTAGACTATCTGAAGGAGATAAAGCAGCTGAAATATTAGCACTGTATAAACTAATAGGTACTCAGGAAGAAAGAAAAGCATTAAGCCAAAACTATACCGATCATACTACAGACGGAAAAAAGATAGATATACCTGTTTTGACTTGGGTAAAAGAAGAAGAATAGGACTATTTAAATAAGTCCTATCTATAATCTCTAGGAATACACCTAAAAATATATGATTATTCCATGAATGTAGAGATAAACGAGATTTTTAAACCTTTATTTACTACTAAAAAGAGGTACATATTTATGACTGGTGGGAGGGCTAGTCTAAAGTCTACTACTGCACATAGTTTTATAGCTCTTTTAACTTTAGAATCTGGTCACGGTGTTTTATTTACTAGATACACTATGACAAGTGCTGAAAAGTCAATTATACCTGAATTTAATATAGCTATTGAAAGACTTGGCTTAGTTAATCAGTTCCATGTAACCAAAAACCAGATAACAAATATTAATACTGGTAGCTTTATAATCTTTTCAGGAATAAAGACAAGTTCAGGAAATCAAACAGCTAATCTAAAATCATTAGCGGGTATTACAACATGGGTAATAGAAGAAGGCGAAGACTTTAATGATGAAAAGGCTTTTGATACTATAGACGATTCAATTAGAACTAAAGGCAAACAGAATAGAGTAATATGGATTCAAAACCCTACTACAAAAGAGCATTTTATCTATAAAAGGTGGATAGAGCCATTCCCTAAACAAATTGATCTATCAGGTCATAAAGTAACTGTTTCAGGTCATCCAGACGTAGAGCATATTCATTCATGGTATAAGATCGCAACAAAGTATCTGAGCGAATCATTTTTAAAAAAGGCAAGTAAATCAGAGAAAGAAAATCCTAAATGGTTTTATCATAATTACGTTGGTGGATGGCTTGAAAAGGCTGAAGGGGTAATATTTGAAAATTGGGAGATAGGCGAATTTGATTACTCTTTACCTTATGGATATGGTTTAGACTTTGGCAGCAAAGACCCAGACGCTCTAACAAGAGTAGCCATAGATCACAAAAGAATGATTTTATACGTCAAAGAAGAGCTATATAAATCAGGTCTTAGCACTAATGAACTAGGTTTGATAGTTAAATCTATATGTGAGCATAAATTAATAATAGCGGATAGTGCAAGCCCTAGAACTATACAAGATTTAGATAGTTTAGGGCTAAACATTAAAGGAGTAAAAAAGCCAGCAGGTAGTATAATAGAAGGAATTAAACTTATGCAGAACTATAAGATAATAGTTCATCCAGATTCTAATAATCTAGTTAAAGAGCTTAATAACTATATATGGGTAGATAAGAGGGGAGGAGTTCCAATAGATGACTATAATCACTTATTAGATGGATTCAGGTATTACGTTTCCCATACTACTAAAAAACAATACTCAGTATTTCTTTGATTAATGTATAATGATTATGATCTTTGGGTATGACAAAAGAAGAATATAACAATTTTCTAGAGATTACTGAATACTGCGAGCAAATCCAATGCGTAAACCATGTATTAAAAGGATGGGTAGATAAGGGTAGAATTGATAGACCATACTGTAAAAAGACATCCGCAATAGCTAAAGAAGTTCCATTAAAAAAGGGCTTTAAGTTTAGGACTTACGAGATAGTAAAAGATGTTTTGATTTATGAAGTATCAGATGAAGAATTTCAAAAGATGAATTCTCAAATATTGGAATTAAAAAAAGAACTGATAGAAGAGAATGAAAAACTCGAAAGCATTTTAGATAAATACATCAAATAATCACACAACTTTTTTTATTTGTAGTTGCCGTATATTTGTGTTAATTCGTTAAAATGTTTAACACCTATGGTGCTTTCTGAAATAGAGGTAATTGATCTTTGCAAGGATAAAGAGCCTGATGAATGGATAAAAGAAGCTAGAAAAGAAAGTCATCTTTTAAAGATGCACTATTACGGCGAAGGTTTAAGTAATTATCTTACTAAAATCCAAGGCTTAGAAAACGATGCTCAAATAAATCTCAGAAGAAAGTACGCTATATCTAATGAATCTATAATTTCTTCTTTACTTAGGGCTGTAGATAACGCATGGAGCGCTAAAGGGGGCATGATCAACATCAACGCTTCTGATACAGTAAAAGAAGATTTAAAAGAGAAAATAAAAGAATCAAATAACGGTCAATCATTAAAGTACTATTTAAGACATCAATGGTTTGATAGGTTTTTGACCGATCCTAACGGCCTTTTGTGCTTAGATTCTGATATGGATGGCACTTTAGCTAAACCAGTTTACAAGTCTATTGATGACATATGTAAAATGAAGGTTAAAGGAACTAAGCCATGTTACGTAGTCTATGAGCCTCACAAAATAGAACAATACGCTGGTAGAACTGATTGTTATAGATGGGTTGTTGATGATGCTAATTATTATTTAGTAAAAGGCGAAAGTGATAATTGTCAAATAGTAGAAATTAGACCTAACCCGTTTGGAGTTGTTCCTTCCATTCAAAACAGTCCTATATTAAATACTCTTACTAGGATAAAAAACAGCCCTATCCATAAACAGCTCATGTTGTTAGATTCTTATCTTATAGATAACTCTGTAAACAACATATATAAAAAGCTACATGGTTTCCCTGTATTCTGGTTTTATACTGGTAAGTGTGAATCATGTAAAGGTAGCGGAGAGATTAACGGCAAAACTTGTTCTTCATGTAATGGCACTGGTCAAAGCATGAAAAGAGATGTGTCCGACGGTATACCTTTAAAAACACCTGTAGACTCTGATTCCCCTACAATAGCGCCTAATATTGCTGGTTACATTCAGCCAGCCTTAGAAACTTGGCAAGAGCAAAGAGTAGAGATTAAAGAAATGTTTGACAGAATCTACTTTTCTCATTGGGGTACTACAATAGAAAAAGCAGATAATGAAACAGCTACAGGTAGATTTATAGACGCTCAACCAGTAGTAAATAGACTACATCAATACTCTGACATATTTGAGGATGTTCATAAAAGTTTAATGGAGCTATATACTAGATTCTATTATCCAAATACTCAAATAGATATAACTGTATCTTATGGTCGTAGGTACCTAGTAGAAACTCCCGATCAGATTTGGAAAAAATACAGAGAATCAAGAAAAGAAGGGGCTGATAATTCATCATTAGACTTATTGCTATCTCAGTTTTATGAATCAGAGTTTCAAACTGACGAAATGATGAGAGATTATCATCTAAAACTTATTAAGGTTGATCCCTTAGTACATTTTAAAGTTGATGAAGTTTTAAAGATGGATATAAACGCATCTTTAAAAAACATGAAGACATATTTCCAAGATTGGAAAAACGTAACACCTATACAACAGGTAATAGATCAAACAACGGAAACATTAATAGATAATTTAAAACAATTTTCAGATGAACAGATACAAAGTTTGGAAGCTGGTCAAGGAGAGGGGGGAATTAGTCCGATTCAAGGTCAAGAAGGAGTCAATAGTATTGCTTAAAAGTCAAGCAGATGAATTAAACGATTATAGTGATCAGACTATGAAAGAGTACGAATTGATTGAAGATGATATTATGAATAAAAAAGAGCCAGTAAAAAAGCAACGTAGACCTAAAAAATCAGAAACAAAAGAAGATTAATATGTTAGCAGAAGAAACACAGGAACAACTTAGTAAGTATGGTTTTGATGTTTCAGCATTAACAGAAGCTGTAAAAAGCGAAGAAGAAGTTAAGCTGGATGTTCCAGAACTATACACAGACAAAGGAGTGTCAAACGATGACATGACGGTATTTGGTAAAAACAGATACGATGAAGGCAAGAAAGTTATGAGTGAAATCATGGCTAAATCCTACAAAGAAAAGTACGGTATTGATTTAGAAGGTAAAAATTTAGATAGTGTAGTAGAGGCTATAAAAGATAAATATTCTAAGCCCTCAGATAATGCTGAGTTAGAAAACTCATTTAAAGAGCTACAAACTAAATACTCTGATCTGCAATCAAACTATGAACGCAAAGAACAAGAGTTTAGCACAGAGCTATTTAAACGCGAAATAAGAAGCAAACTATCTAATGCAATACCCAAAGATACGACGATAGATAAAAGCGATATAATTGATTTATATTTGCTAAAGCACACTATTGACAGTGACGGTGTTAAAATCAATGGTGAGATACAAAAGAACAATCTTTTAAGTCCTTTAAGCCCTGAAGAACATTTTAAATCTTGGATTGATTCAAGTAAATATGTTAAAAGGTCTGGAATGGGTGGAGAGGATTCTAAAGGCGGAAGTTCCGTAGGTAAATTCAACAACTTTGAAGACTTTATGGAATACGCAAAAAACAATCATTCTATTCAATGGGCTAATTCCGAGGAAGGTCAAAGGTTTTTGAAACAAAATAAGAGTAATAATTTTAGTTTTTAAATTTTTGATAACAGATGGCAAATTTCACACCGTCTAACCTTGTAAAAGGTCAGGCAATTTTTAACGACCAATTCATGTCGGGTGAATGGAGAGCGCCTGATTCAGCAGCTATTACAACTGCTAATACAGGAGCAAAAGCTAACCCTTCACTTGCTGGATTAAGAAGTAGAGAGGATAGAGCTGTAGAGGCTTATTTCCCTATTAGACAGGCTTCCACTAATGGAACTGGAAGATCGCACAACCATACAGGTAATAGAGGCGATAGTTTAGATGAAGAGATAACTTGGAGCACATTCGCTGAGTCTTTCTCTATCTCTAAAAAGATGGCAGATAATAACGTTTATGATTTCTCACAAATGTTTGCTGCAACACAAAAAAACGCTCTATTTAATTTGATCAATAGAGTAGATTCTTGGTTTGTAAGTAACTTGATATCTAATAAGACTCAGGTAAATGCTGGAGGTGGTAGAGGTGTCTTTGATGGCACTGCTGACGATTACCAAGTAGCTGCGGCTGAACAAGATTTGTTCTACGAGAACGTAAAAGCAATGATGGAGCAAAACTTGTATAGAGGTAATATCACAGGTATTATTGATTCAAGAGCGAACGTATTAGCTAGAAACGTAGGCAACCAAGGAACAGGTAACCAAAGCAACTTAGGATACCAGCTTCAAGGATTTGATCAACTTGCTACTACTACTAGACAAATCTTAGACGTACCAGCTACTTATACAGAATCAGGTATTTTCTTCGAGACTGGTTTAGTAGGTGTTGTGCCTTGGATTCCAGTACAAAACAGAAAAGCGCTAGACCCTGAGAGAGCTATGTCTTATAATGGTGATTCTGGTTCTATTTCTATTCCAGAGCTAGGTATGGACATTGCTGTTCACGCTTACACTGAGAGAGCAGATACTTCTTCATCAAATGGAGATACACAGGATGAAGTAATGCAGTACGAGTTGTCTGTAGATGTTGGATTTGTTCCAGCGCCTTTGTCAAACACTAATGAAACTGTAATTTTTTCAGCTGGTGTACTTGCACCTTAATTTTTAAACAATAGAAGCACTTTTATCAATTAAGCCCTTTAATTAGGGCTTTTTTATTTTAAAAATGTGAAAAGTTTTTTGCAGTTCTTGAAAATGTTTCTATCTTTACATCATAACAATAACAAACAGAGATATGACACAGCAAAACACAAACCAGTTAAAATTTGAAATCAAAAGATTTGTTGATATTATAGGTTTCAACTTTGCTAATACAAAATGGTTAGATAAATTAACCGAAGTATCAAAGGCAACTTTGTTAGAGTATTGTTATGATGCTCCAAGTCTTTCAAAAAGAGATGTCGCTATGATGCTTTACAGCAATCAAGATAATAAGCTTTGGAATATAATAATGAATAGATAAAACCATGAAATTTACAAACGAACTAAAAGGATACGTTTATAATTTAGATGATGTAGAATCATACGAATGTAATGTAGTTGTTAATTGGGAGGCAGATATTGAATATAGCTCTTACGGTATTAAAGACTTTCAAGTTTTTATTATAGATGTGCAAGTAGAAATATTTAATGATGAAGATTATTCTAAAATAGATATAGATTTTAATTCATTTAAAATTGTAAATGATATTGAAATTAATTTTCCTTTGTGCTTTAGTGAGGCTGAAATTCATATAGATGAAAAAACAATAGTCATATACTAATATGGAAGAATATTTAAAATCATTAGGGTTTAATTTTTGGGATACAGATAAACACCCTTTGAGTATTGATTCTTTTATAATATTTGCTGAAGAAGAAGATAGCGATACTTTTTATGAAGCTTCAAGAGATACTATAATATATCACAGCGCAAAAGACTCAACATATAATGAGCTTATAAATGATAAGTATGTTGATGAATTTTTTTATACTTGTTGTGGTGATGTAATATCTGGTGATGAATATAGATGTCCAACATGTAAGGAAGGTGTAAGATGAAGAAGTTTTTGTATGTTTTAATTAGTATTTATTTATTAGAGTCTGGAGATTTTCCAAAGCCTCCAGATGATGTAAGTTATGAGGATGTATGTTAGTTAGGTTGATTTTAGGCTAGGCTTTTTGTCTAGCCTTTTTTGTATCTTTACGGCATGTATGTTAATAAAAAACTATTACGTGAAGAATTAGCAAAGACTGTAGGATTTTATCAGTCTAACGACATAAACTTACCTGTTATTAGCCCTTCATTGTCTAGATCAGAGTTTGACAGATATGTTAATGAGGTTCATGGATTACTAACTACTGAAAACATACAAGAATGTCAGGCTAATTTTAGTAGATACAATTACTCTAAATACGATAGCTCTTTAGGCTATACTGAAGGCGATATAGTACAAGATAATGGCATTGTATTAGAAGCTATACAAAACGTCCCTGTAGGCACTGCATTAACTGATAACTCATATTGGTTTGAGTTAGATAACTTTAATCAGTACTTATATCAAAAGAAACTACAAGGAATAGACTACACTCTCAATTTTATTTTTGATCAAAAGAAAATCAGGAATAAAGTAAAATCAATATACGAGAATATAAGGCTATATGATGGCACGGCAAACTATAGAGACGTAGTAAGCAATCAAAACAACTTTGTAGGGTTAAGGTTTAGACTAAAAGATGATAGAGATTTATTAACCATCATTAATCAAATTGGTACACACTTTAGCGAAGCGGTCAGCTTTAACCTTTATTTATACCATTCCAGCCAACAAACACCAATAGCCACAATTCCTATAAATCACACTAAAGCAAAGTCTAGTCAATGGACTAATCAAAGTGATTTAAATCTTAGATATGTTAGCGATTACCACGATGCAGGGGGTGAATATTTCTTAGGGTACGCTCAAAGCGAGCTAGGCACTGCACAAGCTTATAAAATGTACTCATTAGACTGGTATAGAGGGTTTGAATGTGGTTCATGCAGTAGATCAAAAGAATATTGGCGCAATTATTCGCCTTGGTTAGATGTTTCTAGCTTTTCAATAGCTGAAAGTAAATTTAATGTAGGGGTAGACTTGTTTGATCCGCAGGATGTAGGTATAACAAATGATAACAACTACGGACTAAACGTAAATATTACTAGTAAATGCGATTTAACGCCTTTTTTCTTGCAAGAGAAGCAAAACATGGCTGAGTCTATCAAATACGCTACAGGTTTAGTAATAATGCAGGACATGGCTTCAAACGTTAGAGGCTCTAACGGTGCTGCAAATCAAGTAAAACAAGAAGCCAACACTCAGACGGTAAGCGTTGACGGTGTTAACGGTACTGTATTTGATATGGTAAAAAGTAATTTAAGAGGTTTAAGCTTTGATTTAAGCGGATTGCAAAGCGAATGTTTAGCATGTGATGACGCTAAAGCGGATATTATACAGCGAACTATTACTTTTAGATGAATGGCATAGAAATAGGTTTAAACAGGCTTATAAGCTTATCTAATAGTGTAGAAAAGATAACTATTGAAGAGATTCGGAAGGAATCTAAACTTATTTCAGATTTAAACAGGGATCAATTAATGAAAGGTATAGACGCTTTCGGAAATCCTACACCTGAATACTCTGAAAGTAGTAAAAAGAAAGGAAAAAGAGGTAGAATTAAGTTTTTTGATACAGGAGATTACCAAAAGGCTATAAAACCAGTATTTGATAATGAAGGGATTGATATTGAGTCAACTGATTTTAAAAATGCTTTTTTAAACCCATATAAAAAGGTAATACAGACTTTAGGGTTAACAAACGAGAGCATAATACAGTTACAAAACAAGATTCTACCTAGAATAATAAAAAGATTAAGATTAATGTAATGGCTGCTAACTTAAACATTGTTTCAAATCAACTACTAACTATCAAAGCTGATTTTTTAAAAAATTTCAGTGTAGTATTTAGTGAGTTTGATAATATTGATACTTCTTACTCTTTAACACTTACCAAAACTACCCATCCTTTTAACGTAGTAAACTTTGTATTTGGCAATGACATAACCATAACTACAGACACGCTTACTGTATCTTTTAACGGTAGCGATTATAGTCAAGGGATGTACAAAGGAACTTTAGAAAGCCAAAGCAAAAACGCTGATGTATTTTTATCAATAGATATTGAACTATCAATAGTATGAGCTGTAACAACAATATAAAAGTTAGTTCTAATTCTTGCAAAACAGAATTAAAAGTAAGCTCTGATTGTAGCAATGCTAATCTTACTGTAGCATGTGGAGGGGCACAAGGCGCTGCGGGTGTAGGAGTTCCAGAAGGAGGTACGGCAGGACAAGTACTTGCTAAAATAGATGGTACTAATTATAACACAGAATGGAGAGATGAAGAAATTTCTTTGTCTTGGATTGATGTAGCTGGTGATGTTGAATATACAGGCGTAGAAACAACTATTGCAAGTGGTGAAGTATCTGAGTGCGACTATAAGGGGGGAACTATATATCGCTTTACAAATTCAACAAATAACGCAAATGGCTATTCAATAGAAGATAGTTTTTATAATGATTTTGACGGAACTAATTTATCTAATTTAATAAAAACCAGAGGATGAAAATTAAAATAACCAACCCATCTGACGCATTTAACATGTTAGAAGTAGTAGACTTTCGGTTTACTGGTATACCTAGACAAAACAGCAAAAAACAGCTTTTTATAAAAGCTATAAAGTTTAAATTTAATGAAGATGATTCATGTAGCTACTCTGATGATCCTCCTGTAGAAGTTTTTATAAAAGATTTAGACTTATACCTAGAGCAAGATTTAATATCAGGTAATAATTTAAGATACAATACTTTTATAAATACTGTAGATAGTGTAGGTAGTATCTTTAAAGATAAATTTGGAATAGAATACGAATTAATATAAAAATATGTTTGGCAATCCGTACATACCAGAAGTTGATCCTAATATAGCCGCAGAAGCTTTTAGTAATGGCCTGTTTGCTCAATTGGTAGCAAATGGAGGCGTAGAAGGTGGCAACCTTGGAAAAACTACACACATCTGTCTAAAAACTACTGACGGCAAAATTCAAGTAGGTAGTGCGGATGATGGAAACGAGGTAGTCTTTTACGAAGACGGAAGCGACTTTGCCAATAACATTGTAAAGACTAGAGTGTTTTTGTCAGTTGGTCAAGTACACATAGAAACAGGCTGCCAAGACGGAACGGTGGTAACTAGTTCAAAAGGTATTTGCGGAGCCTCTGGTAATGGTTTAGCAACTGGAAACAACGTCTCGCCCATGCCGTTGGGTAATGAGGGTTTTGCAGGTAGGCAATTCTTCCTATTTGCTTTTAGAAACTCAACAGGTGGGACAGGAGGTAACAGAGGGGAAGTCTACGTAGCGGCTGGTGCCGTAGAATCAGAGGCTAGGCTATTAAGTGGAGACGGTCAGACCGTTGTCGATGGACCTTATGTTATTCCTCCGTACGGAGTTCAAACGTTTTTAACAGATGCAAATGATGAGTTTCAAGTAGTAGCAACTCAAAATGTATTTGTAGGAATTGCCGCTAATATGAGCCTTACTAGTGCTCAATATTACGATATGCGTTTAGTCCCGCCTTTGTCAACAAATTTAATAGGGCAAAATCGTAATGCTAGACTTTCGGCTTTATATGACAATACAGAAGTATGGTGGTATAGGCAAAACGGTGATATAGGCAAGGTAATACTAAGTCCGGGCGCACCTGTAGCATTATATCAAGGTACAAGGAATTTATTAGGCGATATAATTAACATAAATGCCAATGTCGTACCAGCAACGGGGGGAACTTTTACAATTACAGTACAATCAGAAACAACCGCAGGAATAGCCTACGATGCAAATTCAGCAGATATACTAAGCGCATTGTCTGCCTTAACTAGTTATAGCGAGGATGATTTCATAGTAGAAATGACTAGAGGCGATAACTTAGGGCAGTCTAACGCACAGGTTACAATATACACACAAGGGCTACTTGGACGTATTACAGGATCGTCTATTGATTCCACAGGCTTAACGGGTAATCCGCACGTTTATAATTTACAACAAAGCGGAACAGCGGCACCAAATGGAGGTCAAGATCAAGGCTATGTAAAGCAAGGCGCTTTGCACTTAGTAGCGACTAACGGATTAATTTCGTGCCTAAGTGGTGCAGATGGTGCAGGATTAGAGGCTACCTATTATTATCCAGTTCAAGCAATGACTCAAAGAGTACCATTGTATTTAGGAATAGAAAACGCCTCAACCCCTCAAAACAGTTCAATAGCTATACAATCTATTTATAAAGGAAATTTTAAAATCTACAATCAAAACAAAGTACTTAAATACTCAGGTACATTTGACAGAGGGTTCGTCCCAGACTCAGGCAAAAGACAAACACACGCCACGGCCGTGTTAATAGCACCAACTGGTGGAGATATTGCAATGACTGAGGATTTTGATGGAGGATATTTAGAATGTGACGTACCAGTTAATGTAATAGTTAACACTGACGAAAATGATGTAATAATTTCGGGAGGTATACCAACCGCAGGCGATGAGATTGTAGTTTACGGCACAACACCGAACGACATTAGAACGGCACTAGTAAAAGCCTCAGACGGGTTTACTTATAAACGATCAGTGGACGGAATAGCAGACCCTAACCCAGAACAGGGATTTATTGACTACAATGACACCACTGGCGCAATTTCTTTAGTTGCTGACACTTGGACAACAATCCCTAATAACGGGGCGGGAGCGTTTAGTAATGACGCTTATAAGCCTACGGCCGTAACTCAACTAATGGACGTGTCTACAGGTGAAATTGATCCAAGAGAGTTGAGTATTGGAGACACTATACTAATTCGTAATGACTACACTATTAACCCTAACACTAATAATGCGGAGCTAGAGTTTAGATATGTGCTAGGAGACGGGGCGAATGAATACACCCTGCAAACTACAATCGGAAGGCTTGACGATGGATCAGGTGTAGATTATAGATTTAGTTTAAAACCTGATTTGATTTACATGGGTGACCTAAACACTAGAGATAATTTAATCACATTACAGGTTAAACTAAGCGCTAACGGCACTTTAACAAATGCGGGTAGTGTTATTCAAGTAATTAAACAAAACGTACACGGGGCAGAAAATTGGCTTAAAGTATGAGTATTAAAATTTACAAAGACAGCGCAGCAAATTCAATATTTATTGAAGACAACAACGGTGCTCAATTTATTAACAGTCTACAGGCTACAGTACCAGTTGACAAGGTTACTATTACAGACCTAGCAAGGCAGATAGATATAGTGTCAGACGTAGATCATACTGATTTTGTGGATGAAAACGATGTTCAATATGCAGGCACAGCGACAGAGGTATGTGACGCCTTAAACGCAATATTTCAAAGTTCTGGCACTCCATCGGGTGACGCTCCGACAATTACTAGTAACACGACTATTAATTTAATTGAAGGGCAGACGCTCAATTACGAATTAACCGCAACGTTTGGAGTAGGTTTTGAGTGGGAAAATTTACCCGCAGGAGTTACAACGGTGGAAGGTAATGTTAGGAAGATAATAGGCGGCTCTAATCTTACGGCTGGCACTTACTCCATAACAGCAAGAGCGATAAACTATAATGGCACAGATCAAAAAACTATTAACGTAGTAGTGTCTAATCCAAGTTTTGCAAATAGCAAAAGCGTAAACTTTAATAATAACGATTATCTAGGTGCAAACGCTGGCATATTAGACGGAGTATTAGGGCGATCAACTAATGGGGTAGGCGCAACCGACGCACATACTGTTTCTGTATGGTTTAAAGCTGGTACAGCCTCCAACGCATCTCAAACTATTTTATACTTTGGAAATCAAGACGTAGCAAATCAAGGGTTTCTACAACTAAAATATAACGGATCACTTAATAGGCTTGATTTTGTCTACGGTACTAATAATAATAATTTAAGACTATCAACGCCATCAAATAGCATAACAGTAGGGCAATGGCATCATATTATGTATTGCTACAAAGGCGGTCAAACTGGAAACTCTAGTGCTACCAATGACTTAAATAGTTATTACGCTCAGTTTCCTTTTTTCCTTGACGGTGTAGACATTAGTAGCACACTAATAAAATCAAATAGTAATTTTGGATATACTGGTGGGATCGTAGGGCAAAATTTTAGAGTAGGAAGATTTAACAACGGTCAGAACTTGCGTAATAATTGCAGGGTTGACGAGTTGGCAGTATGGGACAGCGACCAAAGCGCAAATATTTCGAGTATTTACAGCGTTGGCGGTGCGGTCGATCTTATGAGCCTACAAGACGAGCCAGAGCATTGGTGGAGGATGGGAGACGGTGACACGTTCCCGTTCTTATTTGACACAGGAGTGCAAGCAAATTGCATTTTTCAGATGCAAAACATGACAAGCGCAGACATAGTAAACGACGTACCTTAATAGAAAGACATGGCGGAAGAAATAAACATTCAACTAGACCCATTTGCAAACACGGGTTTGACTTTATTAGGTAAAATATTTAACAAAGCAGGAACTCAGCAAGGAAGCACAGTTTCATTAACGGAAAATGCGCCTGCTTTATATTCTGGTGACTTTGATTTATCAAGTACTAGTGATGGGGCGTATGCTGTTAGATTTGAAACTAACACACCTGATAAGCTTTACGGAACGGGTACATTGTTTGTGAGAAATAATGCGGAGGTATCACAGGAAAACTTTTTTAACCCATCACTTGACGAGGTAACCACCGACACAGCATCAAGAGACGCGTCAAAGGCTGACGTTTCTGGTCTTTCTACATTTGACCCTAGTGTTGACACGGTAACCACCGACACAGCTTCAAGGGATGCAAGTAAAGCAGACGTAAGCGGATTAGCTACACAGACAAGCGTTGACGACATTCCTAGCGATGTAGATACAGTATTAACCGCTTCGCATGGTTCGGGCACTTGGCAGCAAGGCACGGGGGGCGATACTGCAGCGGATATTTACACGTACTTTACAGACGGCACAAGAGAGGACGCATTTAAGGCGGATGTAAGCGGCTTATCTACCTTCGACCCTAGTACTGACACTGTAACGACTGACACGGCAAGCAGGGACGCTTCTAAGGCGGACGTGAGCGGTTTATCTACCTTTGATCCAACCACGGATGAAGTAATAACAGATGCGGCAAGTAGAAACGCAAGTAAAGCGGATGTTTCTGGTTTAGCAACACAATCAAGCGTTGACAATATACCCGCAGACGTAGACACAGAGCTTACAAGTTCACACGGTACAGGATCTTGGCAGCAAGGCAGCACGGGAACGGTAGACGCTAACGTTATAAGCGTTGACGGAAATAGTGTGTCAAGTGCAGACGACTTTAAAGCGGACGTTTCAGGTTTATCTACTTTTGACCCTTCTACAGATCAAGTAACAACCGATAGTGCTAGTAGAGAAGCTAGTAAAGCGGATGTTTCAGATTTAGGTACTAAAGCGAATCAAAATGTAATTAACGAAGGTGTTAAAAACGCAAGTAGAATAAAACCTCACAACCAAAATTTACCTGATTAATATGGCTAGTAGAATACAGATAGGAAAAGTAGTAACAGTAAAAGGTCAGAAGTTTAAAATATCTGCGGGTACTGCAAAAGGTAAAAAGTATAAGGCTACTGCATTGAATGGTAAAAAGACTATACAGTTTGGAGCTAAAGGGTATAGTGCTAGACCAGGCACTGCAAAAGGTGATAACTATTGTGCTAGATCGTCAGGTATAAAGAGTAGTAAATCTGGTGCTACAGCGAATGACTTTGCTAGAAAGCTATGGAATTGTCAAGGTAAAAAAAGTATGAAGTCATAAAAAAACCCCTACGGATGCAGGGGTAAAAAATAACTATGAATAAATACTAAATATTAGAAAACCTAAAATCTTTAGCCCAAATATAAACAGAATCTTTGTAAGTTATTTCTAGTTGAAAAGTTCCTGAGCCTGTTTTTACTCTTGGAAATAACATAGACCCTACTAAATACTCATTACTACCAGATGTAATATATGTAGTGTCGTTGTATGTTTCTTTGTATATGATATTACGTGGTAAACTGTCACCTTGTAATAATATTTGTGTAGGTATCATAGAGTTTCCAGAAACGCAAAGAGTCATATAATCTTTAGATTGCTCACATTGACCTTTATAATTTTCTATTACAGAATATTCTAAAATATCTTCATTTGTAATAGTTTCGAACTCTTGTATTTCCTCAGTACATGAGCAACTAATTATAGTTGCAATTATTAAAAGTAGTTTATTATTCATAGTATTAAATATTTAATTATTATAACGTGTATAAAAGTTTCTATTAGTCCTAAGTTGTACCAAATACATATCAAGCAATCGGTCACCCATCTAGGCTTATAGAAAAGTATCATTTCATTTATTGAGCTTTTATTTGCATGTATTATTATTCTGAACATAGCCCAAAACATGAAATAAAATAAAATATTAAAAACAGTATTTTCCATATTTATAGTGGTGTTTATTTTTAAATAAAGTGCATATGTGCTTTGCAACTACGTTGTAAACAATGCTACAACTTTGCTAATAATTCATCCAATTTGCGATTTAACGAATCCAACCTATCAGAGTTTGAGTAGGTTAATAAATTTTCGTCAACATCTTTTAACTGTTCTTTAGTTAGTGTTTTACTTATTTCAATCAATTCTTCTTCTTCAAAAACTGTAGCAGTTAAATTTCTGCGTTTTTCTAATAATTCGTTAAATCTCTCCATCTTATAATTAATTTAATCGTTAATAATACGCACAGTTTACAACACCACCTATACACCATTAAAACGGTGCATAGCCAAAACGTTAATTCAAATAAAACTTAAACCATTCGCTAAGTTCATAGCTTAGAACATGCTGAACCGCTACGCCGTTACTGTTTAAATTTGATGACTTTTTGTACTTTTTATACCAGAGTCTTTGATCTTTTTTCATAGTTATGTTTTTTTTGTTGAATGCAATTAAAGCACATTTTATAAAAAATGCAAAAACTTTTATTTATTTTTGAACCATGAAAAAAATAATAAATACAATAATTGCTAAAGTGTTAATACTAATATCTACAGTATTATCAAAGAAAATATTATTCTACTCTATATACTTACTATCAATGTATGTCATGATATTTTGGGCTTACAAGATAGTATCATACCCTTTCATTAAACTATATGAAATATTATTTTAATGAAAGAAATAAAACTAGGATTTAGAAATAAAATAAAGCTATACGACTCTTGTAAAGAAATGCCTATTACTAGGTATCACGAATTACAGAAGCTAGCCATGATAGATATGGGTATAGGTTCTACAGTAGAAGACTTTAATGGTCATTTTTCAAAGCTTCATGCATACATAGCAAACGATAAAAAGGAAGATTCTATAAACGAGATGAAAAACGTTTTTAAGAATTTTTATTTGATGATTGACCGAGTAGGCGTATGGTCTTATTCTATGCTTTGTTTTATTCACTCTATAAACAATAAAGAGTATGAACTATCAGAGGATAGATATAAAGAAGATATTTTACTACTGTCAAAAAAGGGATTAACTGTAAAACATTGTGAAGATCAGATTAATGAATTAAAAAAAAAATTCATAACGAACTGGAATCATATTTTCCTACAAGATATAATGGAACAACAAATGCCAACATCATATCAGATGTAAAAAGGCAATCTATAAAAATACTAGAGTCTATAATAGCTGATTATAAAGGTGATTTAGAAGCAAAGAAAAAAGCGGATAAAGTCATAGCTAGTATAGATGACTATATAGTAAGTTTAAACCCTCCCAAAGATTTTTCAGACACTGCGGATAGCTGTATTATACATTTAGAGAAGTCATTTGAGTATCTACGTACTTCTATGGAAGAAGTAGGTATATCAAGCCCTAAAAAGCTATCTGTATATGAATTCAACTCTAAGATTGATTACTTTAAATCAAAAAGTAAGTCTGCAAAATAAAAAAGCCTAGTCACCGTCTATGACTAGGCTAAAAGTTGCTCAAATTGTGTACCACGTAGTCACTCGACTACATAGCAATAGTAGATGATAAAAAATTAATAAGCAAGTTTTTGAGTATTTTTGTGTATGTCTAAAAAAATTACATACGCTGATATATTTGATTTTTCTAATCCCGCCGATGTTAAAAAAGCAATTAAGGCTATTAATGATTTAAACAAGGTTTACAAAGATTTAGAAAAGACACTCGCTAAAGGTTCGGCTAGTGTTGAAGCTTCAATGAAGAATACTGTAAATTCAGCCGATGAATTAGAGAAAGAATTAAAGAAACTTAGCGAAGTAAAGAAGGAAGAACAAAAACAAATACAAGAGTATAACAACAAAGCAAAAGCGTTAAGCATATCTTATGAAAATCAAAAAAAGAAAGTCCAAGAGCTACAAAAGCAAGAGCAAAAGCTCAAATCCGAGCGTGAAAAGCTATCCAAAGAAAACCAAAAAATAACCAAACAAGAAAAGGAAAGAATAAGGTTACAAGATAGATTAGCTAAATCTACGGGTAAAGATGCACAGGAGACGGCTAAACTTAAAATACAAATACAGGAGGCTAATAAAGCTACAAAAGAAAGAGCTAAAGAAGCTTTGGGACTAGTTTCTATATATCAAAAGGAATCAGCCAGATTAAACGATCTAAGAAAAAGATATAAAGAAGTAGCATTATCACAGGGTGCAAGCTCAAAAGAGGCTAAGAAGTTACAAAAAGAAGCCAAAGCATTAGATAAACAGTTAAAGTCCTTGGATTCTAATGTTGGTCAAAATCAAAGACTTGTAGGCGCTTACGGTGATGCTCTTAGTAATACTATACCAGCTTTAGGAGCGGTAAGAAATCAAGTAGGCTTGCTATTTAAGTTAATAGCCACTAATCCGATAGGTTTATTAATTACGGCTTTAGTAGGTTTAGCCGCTGCTTTTGCTAAAACACAAAAAGGAGCTGATTTAATAGCTCAGTCTACGGAGTTTATAAGCGCTGTATTTGATGAGCTTATAAGTAGAGTAGCAAAGTTAGGTTCAGCCTTAGTAAAATTTATATCATTTGATTTTAAAGGAGCTGCTGAGGATGCTAGCGCGGCTATAGATGATATAGGTAACGGATTACTAGAGGCTGGTAAATCTGCTAGTAAACTATCAAAAGAAAGACAAGAGTTTAGAGATAGAGAAAGAGAGATTAACGTTCAGTTATCTAAAAATAGGTCTATAATACAAGATTTAATTCTTATAACAAGAGAAAGAAAGTTTGATGAAGAAACTATAGCTAAACAAAGAAAAGCTTTACTAGATGCTAGTGCTTTAGAGTTGAAAAACGAAGAACTAAAGCTAGAACTAGCACAAAAAAGATTAGAATTTGCAGAACAAGAGCTTAAAAACAATGCTGACGGCTTAGACGATCAGGAATTACAAAATGATATAGCCGAAGCTAGAGTAGCTTTATTTGATGCTCAGGCATCTTCAAGAGCAAGACAAAGAGATATAGCCAACAGACAAATAGAATTTGAAGCTAGAATAACGAACGAGTTTAAACGTCAAAAATCTGAGCTAGATAAAATTGCTAAGTCTAGTAAAAATGTTCAAAGAGCTACCGATTTACGTTTAGAGATAGAAGAGGGATTTACAGAAAGCCTAAACAGTGAATTAGACAAAAGAACGAACGCCATAGCTAAAGCAAGCGCTAAACAATTAGCTATAGAGCAAGAAACAGCCGAAAAAAGAAAATTAATACAAGAAAACTCATTTCAAGCCGCTTCTTTGATAGGTAATCAGTTGTTTACTAACGCTAATATTAGAAGTCAAAACGAACTAACTAATTTTAAGAGGCAAAAAGAGGTAGAATTAGAGCTAGCGGGTGAAAATGCACAAGCTAGGGCAGCTATAGAATCACAAATAGCAGAAAAAGAAAAGCAAGTCAAAATAAAACAAGCTAAAGACAATAAAAAGCAAGCTCTTTTTAATATAGCTGTCAATACCGCTCAAGGGGTTACAAAAGCTTTAGCTACAGCTAATATACCATTGTCAATAGTTATAGGTTTATTAGGGGGTGTACAAGCTGGTTTAGTAGCATCTCAGCCATTACCGCAGTTTGAGGATGGAGGTTTTAAAAATATGTCTGGTGATGCTATAGTAGGAGAGAAAGGTTATGAATATTCGGTTTCTCCTAGTGGTAAATTAACAAAGGTAGGTGCTAACGGTGCAGAAGTAAGGAGCGATATAGAAAAAGGGTCTTTTATAATACCTCATCATGTATCTAAGGCGCTTGATGATTACGGTATGAACGCAGAAGGCATATATTCTAGTTCAGCTAACTCATTAAAGCAAATAATAGAAGCTAGAGAGGATAAAATGGCTATGGCTATAGTCAAATCTTTTGCAAGGGAAAATGATATACTAGCTGAAAAGTTTGATCAGTCAATTAAAAATGTACCGCAAACTGAGTGGAACATATCAGACAGGAAACTAAAAAGTTACATCGTAGAAGGTAACACTAAGAGAAATGATTGGAGGTCTAAAAACAGATTTTAATGCCAAGTAATTTATACGAGAGTAAAAACGAGTTTAGACTATATGATGTTGAGGGTGTTATACTGTCTCCAAATGAATACATTTTAATAAACGAGCCAGAAGGGTTTAGAGATTTCAATATAACAATAGAAAGAGACCCTGATAAACATGGTTTATTTTATGAGTTTGGTGGTGATGATGAGCTATTAGGATTTGATAGGGTTACTTTATCAGGTCAAAGTTATAGCCCTTATGAGTTCATAAACACTATTTTAGATTCTAAAGGTATAGACTCTAAGATTCAATTAGAGTTTTTAAGCGATGATATAAGTCAATACAAAGCTGATTTTGATTTTGAATCTTTAAATATAGAAGATTATAAGATAAGCGTAAATGTTAGGCGCGTATTGCTAGGTGATTTGTTTAGAACTCGAATCGAAACACCTGTAGACTTTTCCGCTACAACTAGCATTGATGGAGAATCTATAACTGGATTATCTACTGAAAGTATGTTTTTACATGGTAAAACTATAAAAACTTTAGTAGAATCATCAGTATCAGACCCTTTACAGTCTTCAGATTTTTCTTCTAGCACAGTTCCGCAAATAGACTTACCAAATGTAAGTAATAAGATAAGTACAGTAAACTTTACATCTAATTTAAATACTATATCGAATCAAGATCAATTCTGCTCTATACCTTTTTCAAATGTCAACATAGGTCAGACTTCTGGTTACTTTGCTCAAAATGCACTATATTTTGATAACTCATTAATAGATAATGATCTGTTTTTTTTAGGAGGTAATGATTTAGAAAATGGTGAATATAATATATCTATTGATTTTTTATTTTCTCTTGGTATAGTTTATCCTTTAGTAATAGGTAATTATAGTAATCATCAATTTTACTATTCTTTTCGATTTTCTATTTATGACAAATTTGGTAATCAAAAGTTAGAAAATGTATTTGGTCAAAATAATGCTGGCTTTGGAGTTAATAATTCTACAGTAAGAAGGTTTGGAGGTTACATACCTGTTTCTGGTGCAGATGATGGCTTTTTTGGAGGGTTTGATAATATTACATTTTCAACTATTACTAATCTGCAAAAGGGTGATAAATGTTT